ATTCTGCTTACGTTCAGCAGTTCTAAGAACCTCATTAACATCAGGAAGATTATCAGCAATAAGCAATTGACCAAGATCATAGATGCTGGCACCAGTTGTATTGTTATTAATGGCAAGCTGTTTAAGCTGCTCAACAACGGCTCTATGGTTAGCCTTGGTAGTACAGAATATATTGAGGTCTCTCAACAACAGCTTGGTACCATTGATCTCAAAGTTCTTCCTTTGTTCAGTATTGGTGATGTACTGTAACCTTACAGAAGGTTTATTAGATTGGTAGTACTGGGCAAGGTCTGTCCTCATCTGGTGCACACGTGGCATCAGATAGTCACTATGTTGAATAAAGTAAACCTCTGTTTGAGCATAACTGGCATTAATCGATTGTTCAATACCGGTAGCAGTCTGCTGTGAGATCTGTTGTCCTAATCTTTGTGGAGTAAGACCAATTACCTCAAAGGCCTGAGATTTGAAATAGTTAGCAAGATTAATCCTTGACATCAAACGGTTTGTCTGTTCAAGGTCAAGCTTCTGATAATGCTGGAAGGCCAGGGCATTCTCAGTATTGGTAATCGATGTATCCAGTGGCAACATCTGGAAGTTCTTCATTGCCACGTATGCTTTAGCCAGGTTGTTCTTTCCCCAATCTTCTCCTAATGAGTGTCTAGGTAAAGCATTCTGGTCAAGCAAGATTACAGTTCCTAATTCGTCTACAAGAATATCTGCAATCTGGTTATTTACGATATTGTAACCAATCTGGAACGGCTTCATCAGGTCAACCAAAGAGGTTGATCTGGTATTACGGTCTGAGAATACAGATCCCTCTACCGGAAGTTTACAGCCATACAATGAGTCATCTCCCTTAAATTGAAACTGAAGAGGGCCCATGTTATTCTGATTGATCCCAAGATAAATAGGATTAATACCACCTGGGTTATTTGTACCCCAGTATGTTGGGTGGTTAGGTCCAATCTTTACTCCACCCCAAACCTCATTGATGTAGATCCAATCGATGTGTTCACCAAAGAGTAGGTTTTGTCTAGACTTGTTCTTAAACAAATCCAGGTTATAGACAGGCTTGTCTGTTACTACATATGATTCATCAATGATATCAGTAGTTACCTGACCCATATCATCAATCTTAGTCAAGTGTCCAACCTTACGTTGTGACTTCCAGTAAGCTGTAGTTACACGGAGAAGGTTAGTCATACCCATATCAAACCAGTCTTCACTGTCTGAAAGGATCCAGTTTACAATGTCACCACCTCTGAGGGTATTATCCCACATAGAAGTGTACTGACGGTATGCCAGGGACGGCATGTTTGTATTCCAGTCATGTGACTTGGTACCATCATAGTAACTACCGTCATTCTGATAACCTTGGATAGGATAACCGGCTGAACGTACAGGATAGATCTGCTCAAGTGTTTCCATCTGCTCCTCTGTCATCAACCATCCATAACGGTCAATAACATCAGCTACAGTCATCATATCAAACTTACCAACCCATTGGCCTTGGCTGATATAACGGGCATCTGGAGATTTATGGTAGAAGGTAAGAACAGGATTCCAGAGCTCAACATCATAGTCATCCTCAAGCATACGGAAATGCCAGAACTCCCTATCTGTAATGAGCATATCCCTAAAAGCTCTCTCCTCTAATTCCTCCATTCCAAATCTTTCCTGGTCAACATTGTGCTGGTGAGCTGCCCACTGTTCAGGAATAGATCGATATTTTTTATCAAAGAAGCCTTGAATCTCTGGGAGACTCTTAACATTCTCAGGACTCATTGCTTGTTGAAACTCCTCTGATTGAGGATCCATTCCATCTTCAACAAGTCTTTGCATAAGTTTTCTCTCAGCATCTTGTACCAATGACTGCTGAAGTTGTTCTTTTTTAAGCTCAAGAAACTCATTGTATGAGAACTCATCTACAGCTCTGTATGATACAGAACTAGATCTTTTAGCAAACTCAGATACAAGAGTGTTGATTACGTTAGGAATAATAGGGTAGAACTTCAGTTCCAATGCTGATGCATCCTCTCTGGTAAGGGTTTCAATAAGGTCTGCATACTCATTGTCTTCCTCAACAATGTAGTCCCCTTTATCTATGATACCTTTTGCAAGCTTATAATTCTTCATAAGCCTACGAGCATTTCTACGGACATGCTGAAGGCCTTTCCATTCTAGCCAATCAAGGTTCCATGCTGTCCAGTCATTGTCCTTTTCTTTCCTAGGAATAAACTGAATAGGCTGGTTAAGAGTACCCATCTTGTTGTACTCTACTTTGGCACCAGCCTTGAGTTGCATTGCATTATATATCTGCATATTACCTTAAATTTTTAAATGCATTCCTGGGTAATTTCATTCCTGGGAATCTATCATTAGACCCTCCTATGTGACGGAAGGGACTACTATTTAATTTACTGAAATTCCTGCTGTTATCCAACTTTTTGCTACCAGTTTCTTCATAACGTTTCTTATAACCCCTGTTGGCTTGCTGAACTTTTGCAAAAGCAACCAATGCAGCAAAGGATACAAGTCTATCGACGTTGACACCATCTCTGTATGCCATCATCTCTTTTAGAAGCATGGGATCAGGGATTCTTTCAATGCCAAATATAGTCTTAAGTGGTTTACCATTATCATCAGTAAGAGTATCTAACTCTTCTTTTACAAACTCAATGGCATAACTGAGCATGTGACTTTTAAATAAGGTACCTGTGTTTTTCCATCCATATTCCTGGAATACATTGGCATTGGCCCCAATATCTTTTAGGAAGAGGATCTGTGACCGGGGTACTAGGTACCTCTGCTTTTTCCGGTAGATCATGTGGTTGATGAACTGACTAATGTTGTTCTCCACAATAGTCCAGGCATTGTACCATTCAATGATTAACTCAAGTCTTTCATGGGTTTTATTGATATCATCAAAACGGCCACACCAGGCAGCCACAAGCTTGTCTTGTTCAATGTAGGTTTCTACCTTTTCTCCGTTATTCTTGGTAATCTCTATGGCTGTCTTGTAAACATAGATAGAGCACAATGATTCTGAGGTTGTTGTCTTTCCCTCACCAACAGGGTCAATTGATGCATAGTATGTTCCAAACTCCGGATCCTTTACTGGTCTTTCCCAGACAACCAAACATCCGGTTTTATCCTCCGTGTTTTTGGTTATCGGAAACTCTCTTATAGGGAGTTTGTTTGTATCTGCTACGGCCGGACTACCATCAGTGCCTCTGTAGATGTCCAAATGCTCATAGGAGTACTCTTTTTCTTCAATTCTCCTAAGCTGTGCTGAGATAAGGTGAGATGGGAATACTGATAGAGTTCTAAAATCAAAAGCCTCTTTGATATTCCGAGGATGCTGAGATACCTCAAGCTGGTAAGCTTCAGGACTCATTTTCTTCTTGCAGTCCTCAAAATATTTATTAAGAGCATCTAGGGCCTCTGCTACAAGAGAGTTACCATTCTTATCGATAAAAGGAGGCATAGACCATTGTTCTGGAATGAACAATCCACTTCTACCAATAGTACCTTTGTCGTCAATAAGATTGGTTTCAACAGCATAAATGTCATTGCCATCGGGGTTCATGATCATGTCCTTAAGAGGTTCACATTGATCAAGGTCACCGACAGATCCTGCAGCAATGAACATACCTGTAGTTATCAAACCTGATTTTAAGGCCGGCTTGATGTAACCATAGGTTTGATCCATCTTAGGAGCAATTCCTGCTTCCTCATGGAAGAAGTATTTAACTGGACCACCGACACCATTTGTAGGATCTTTCTCAAAAGACATCCCCTGGATAACCCCTTTAAGACCTATCTCAGACTTACGTTTTCTACCACCAAAGTATGTTTCAGTTTCAATCTTTTGCTGCCAGAAAAGAACCTTGTTAGGGTTCATCGGCCGGTACCATGCTGTATGAGTATTGAGGAAAGCCTCATATTCATTCAAGAATTTCCATGTACCTTTTTCATTGATGTAATCTTTGAGACTAGCCCCCATCTTAAGGGTTACCCCTTCCTCATACCAGATCTGATTGATCAGTTTGGCAGCATGGAAGTATGATGAAGCAATCTGACGTTTCTTTAGAATAGATGAATGCTGATAATGAAGCTCGGCCAGAAGCTCATACAAGGCTATATGATACTGGGCATCCCTGATGTCAGCAAATCCAAACTTCTGAATCTCCTTGTTGAAGATAGGCAAGAAGTTTAACCACATGTAGTAATCCCGGGTAAGATACCATTCAAGATTACCATCCTTTACAATAACTCCTTTACGATTCTTAGTCTTCTGATCCTCCCAATACTTCCTAAAGTCTTTAGTCCCTTCAGGAGCAGAACAGTAGAAGCCTTGTTGTCTAAAGACTGTAGCCTGCTCATTAAAGATCTTAGATGTGGTATCATTAAACTGGTATTCCCCTGGCTCTTTAAAAATACTTACAGCAAAGTCACGGAAGTCATCCCTACTAGAAAAACTAGTGGTAGTCCAGGTCCCATTATCATAAACGGGTATGTCAGTGTAAAAGTAAGGATCCATTAGAGCTGATTCTTTTTTTGGTATATCCTAAAAAATTCACTTGTAATATAGCCAGTAAGATATGAAAATGCTTCTTCAGAGCCGTCATTTAATACTAGCCCTTTCTTTTTTGCAATAAAGGATACAACGTGAAAAAGCTCATGATTGAATGTTCCAAGATTTTCTGGAATATAGATAGACTCTACCTTGTACAACCTAACCATGATAATACCAGAGTCGTACAATACCGTTCTACCATCATTAGTAGAACTAACATCATCAAATGCCTCAAGTAGATGTGTTATTTTATCCTTGGTTCGTTTAACTCCCTTAGGCCATACAGAAGAAGTTCTTACTATAGAACTCAACAATTGATCATCAGTTTGATTGACTGATATCATTACATTCTGTTTATACAAGGGTATTTGTATAATACAGAAAAAAGGATTTGCTAGTTTGCTCATTACATTTGGTCATATGCAAGACCAGCTCCTCCACGGACACGGCCTTTTTGTTCTTCTTGAAGATCTTTGTAGGCACCTTTGAATGATTGTCTAATATCATCAAAGTCTTTGGCCATAGCTCTTATCTGGCCAATATTACCATCCCTACCATCGGTAATTCTGGTATTTCTCATGTAACTTGCAATGTTATCTAGAGCTATCTTGATACCCTCATATGCCCTGCTTGTAGGGGTTTCATACATTTTCCGGCAGAAGTCCAAAGCAACAAGAATAACAGGGTCTTCTGTACTAAATTCAGCATTAATCTCATTGATAATGATATCCTCTTTTTCAGAGTCAAGCAAATGGAAAAAAGGATTCAAATCTGGATTAGGGCAGGTCATATAAAACAGATACTCATAGATTTTAATATAATCTTCTGGATAATCATCCATGATTTTCTTGAGTGTCTTTAGAGTATAACAGTGCTCCGTAGGAACAACCTTACCCCCTTGTATATCAAATAGTTTGATTGTCATCTG